GAACTTGTGGTCTTCTAATCGTGATACAGAACCCTTAAATCCTTCATAATAAGGAATGAAATCAATCGCATCCACCTTTTTATTAGTTAACTTCAATTTCAAATATTCAATAATGGTCAAAGGATTGTAAGGAGCAATATTACAAGAAAACCCCGTACCAATACCAGAAATACCATTCATCAATGCAAACGGAATAATGGGTGCATAATATTCAGGTTCAACGGCAGTTCCATCATCATTCAAATAATTCAAAACAGCATCATCTACATCCGGGAAAATATAGCGTGTTAAGGGATTTAGTAAGGTAAAGATATATCTTTCCGAAGCTGAATCATCACCACCGTGCAATCGTGTACCGAATTGTCCATTGGGTTCAAGCAAGTTAATATTATTGGAACCCATAAAATTTTGCGCCATATTTACTATCGCACCATTCAAACTGGCTTCGCCGTGGTGATATGAACTGTGTTCAGAAACATAACCAGAAAATTGAGCAACCTTAATTTCGGAGGTTAACTTACGCTTAAAAGCGGAAAATAGAATCTTACGCAAAGATATTTTCAAACCGTCAACCATGTTTGGAATGGAACGAGCACAATCATATGTACTGAAATGGATCATTTCTTGATTAATGAATTGCTCATAGTTCACAGAAGGACGATTGGTATCCAAATAAGAGTCTTTGTCGTAATTTTCTAACCATAGTTTACGGTCGTCAGCGCGTTTCTTGTTAAAAATCTTATCAATTGTATTATCGCTGGTGGCACCAGTATATACAAAATCAACAATTTTCTTATTCGCAAAGTAATCTTTAAATTCAGCAGAAGTGGATGTACCGAGACCCTTAAAATATTTCACAGACCAACCGGACGGACTATTATCGCCAAATGTTTCTTTCCAGGTATTGTATTCACCATCATTATAAAACAGCTTAACTTGCGAACCTTTCTTGGCTCGTAAAATGGGTGTATTCATAAAGGAAATAAAACCAGGAATCTTGACTAAAGATGGCCATTCACTGTGGAACATATTGATACAAAGTCCCTTAATATGAGACCCATCTAAATCTTGGTCAGTCATATACATAATTTTACCGTAGCGTAAACATTGATGCACGTCTTGAATAGTATCATATTCTTTGCCACTCTCAAGGCCCATAATCTTTTTAATTTCATTGATTTCTTTATTTTCAGCGATTTTCTTTAATTGTTCCCCACGAACATTGAGTAACTTACCCTTTAAAGGATAAATACCAATCACATTACGATCATCGCTCGATAAACCAGATACAATACCGGACAAAGCTGATAACCCCTCACATAAAATGAGAATGCAATCTTTCGAATTAGCAGTTCCACTAAAATTAGCATCAATCAAGCTAGGAATACCGCGAATAGATTTGGTTTTAGAACCATCCGTTTTCTTGGCTAACTTGTTTTCTTTTGCTTCCGTCAAATTGCACGCGACTTCCATAACGCCCATTTTCGCAATTTTCTCAATAAAACTATCACTAACGGTACATGTTGAACCGAAACGAGCGGACGGTGTATTCATATAATCCTTGGTTTGACTATCGAAAGAAGGGTTTTCAATATCGCATCGCAAAAAGAGAATCAACTGTTCTTTAATCGCAGAGTTATTAATCTTAATCTTCTTCTTTTTCTCAATATAATCAGCCAATTTACGAATAATTTGTCCAACAATATAATCAACATGCTTTCCACCCTTGAAAGTGCAAATACCATTTACAAAGGAAACCTGCATAAACTCCTGAGTAGGGGATAAAGCCACAGCATATTCCCATCGTTCTTCTTGATGATCGTAAACACGTTTGGTTTCATCTTTGGGGCCTAAATATAAGTCAATATAATTTTGGAAGTTTTTCACAGGAATAAGGGTATTATTATAATTTATTTTAATTTTTTTAATAGAATGGTCGGTAACTGCCCCGATATCATAAACTCTTTTCTTTAAAAGAGCCACCATATCAGGTGTAAGACCTTGAATACCAAAACGGCGATAATCAGGCTTGAAAGTAACACGAGTATAAGGTTTAGTAGTAGTAGGAACTTTAGTGATTACCGGTGGATGTATTACATCTAAATTCGTGTCGAATTCTTGTACATACTTAAGACCGCGAATATGGTCAACCGTTTCAACCTTTCCATAGGTAGACCAAATAAGAACCAACTTAAATCCAAAACCATTCTTACCTCCAACAATACGTTTTTCATTTTTATTATAATTAGTAGAAGTGCGAAGATGTGCGAAAATCATTTCCGGAATCCAAACTTTATATTCAGGATGTTTAGCAATATCGATACCATTTCCGTCATTAGACATAACAATAGTACCGTTATCTAAAACTTCTGTATCAATATAAGTAACAAATTTTTTAGCAAGAATAGGGCTGTTAATCATACGAACTACGTGGTCGCGGCAATTTACAATACCTTCATCAAATAATTTATACAACCCTGGAATATATTCAATGTCTCGGTACACAATTCTATTTGTATCATTATCATAAATCCACATCATGGAATCGACATTTTCGATAGAACCGATGTAAGTATCGGGGTTATCAAGAATATGCTCTTTGTCCGTTTTCTGTTGGTACTGTTCAGCTAATTTAGTGGTCATCGTCGCCAGATATAATATATATAGAAAGAGACTTTTATTTCAATTTTTTAAAATATTTATAAAGTTTATAGATGAATGATATAATACAATATTGTCGTAGACAACCACCACCTAGTGATTTTGTAAAACAAAAAACAGCAAACAATGACCCAACTATAAGTAAAAAAATGCGATATTCTCAATATATAAAAACAGCTAGTAAAAAAAAAGTAACACAAACATTTACACAACCTGCACCAGAACTGCCGTTTTATGTATTTGGTTCAGGTCAAATGTACAAACAATCAGTATTTACTTATGATGAAAATAATGATATCAAATTAACAACAGATGAAAATATACGTGATGATGATGGTAACTTAATAACAATAGAAAATCGTCCACAAGCATATCATAGACATCCATAAATAGATTTAGGTGAAATATTATATATTAGTAATATATAATATGAAACGCCCAGTTCGTGAAGAAGATGGTAATTACCATATTAAAGGTAAAACATTCCCTGAATTATTCGGTTCCCGTACACAAGTTATGAACGGAACTGCTTACAAAACATCGGGTGAATTAAAAAAGAGTGATTTATTGATGAATAAATGGGGTCGTATTGTTTCCGCTAAGAAGCACGCCACCGCCAAGAAAGAAAAACGTTTAGAGAAACACGGTTTCTTCGCCAAGAAAGGTAAATTTGGGTTTGTTAAGAAGAATAAGACCCGTAAAAACAAATCCAGTAAAAAAAAGTAAATTAATTACACCAAGTAGAGTTTAAAAATTTCGAATCCACAATATATTCTTGAAAGTTTTCAATAATGTATTTTTCAAAGTAATTTTTGTTTACGATTAATTTTTTATGAACATTATTTTCGGAGACATATTTACAATAAGACAAATAAATATCATAAATGGAGAATTGATATACATTGGAAGAATCCTGTATTTTTTTTTGAAACGTTTCTTTGATGTTTTCCAAAGCAATTTGAATATCCATTTGTTTATCCCAAATATTACATCGCATATTGGCGATAAACTTATCCCGTTCAATATCAATACTAGGAAAATAATGAATAATTAAATCCAAAATCTGTTTATCATTGAGATTGGAAACTGTTTCTTCATTAATATTACACCAAGTTTTAAAAAGAATGACTATTTCATCAATTTCAAGGTCGTATTCGGTCTCATCGTCGACCATGGTATCATTCCAAAAATTAAGAAAGTTTTCAATAGAAGGAATGAATTTGCTACAAATACCGATAAAACTATCATGTTCTTCTTGATAATATTTAGATAATTTTTCAATGAGATACATTTTCAGGTTTTGACTGGTTACAACAAAGGGTATTTGTCTAGCATCAATAAATTTTTTCCATAAAAATAGCATATTTTTCCAGGTTATTTGTTTACTACGATTGGTAAGATGGTCATCTACAAGAACCACATTTGTGTTTAGTAAATTTTCATCAAAATCAATATATTGGTCAATAAATTGTTGAATCACTTCTTCCGAAGTAGTATTTTTAATAAAAAAAGCATATTGGATTAACAAATCATCATTCGAATGATTTAACAAGTATGTATCTGAAGATTCAAATCGTTTAGAATAATGAATTGAAACACAAATCAAATTTAAGATGTTGTTAGAAATAACCGAACTGATTATATTCTCATTATTGATACAATCATTAATTTTAATCAGGCGACAGTCTTGGTAAGAATGGTTGTGATATTTGTGTTTAATACTGTTGCACATATCACAACCAGTCAACATATGACTAATTTGAGTAAGACTTTTGAGAAAATATTTTGATTTGATTGTAATAAAATGAACAATACCCGTATCCTTTTTAAGGATATTATCGCCAAGAATGGTTAAAAAATATTTGGCTTCGGTTTTTGATGAGAACAAACTGGGATATAACATTTCAATAACAGATTGGATTGTATCAGATTCAGGAATTGTTTTGAATAATATATTATCTTTAATTTTTTTAATAATATTGGTTTTTATTTGACGTTTTTGATTCATTAAAGCATCATTACGAGTAATTGTTCGAATAATATTATATTGAATATCATCTTCACTAATTAATTGATAGTGACCACCGTCATAATAAATAAAATATTCAGTGGAAGGTAGATAAAAATATTGATTTCGTGTTAAAAAATGTTCTGTAAACATATGTTGTTCTTCTGCATTTTCTTTTAACTTGATTAATTTCATTTCACGATTGTTAGCCATGTTATTTAAGGTTGAACTTAATTGATTTTGAATATAGTGATTCAATTTATCGTACATATATTCATGTTCTCGGTATTTTTCATATAATTTATCGATTATTTGATAAGAAGCCTTCTTATCCTGCTGTATTTTATTATTATCCATTTATAATAATAAGAAATTGTTTTTATATTACTTTTTTTAAATAGAAACTACACTTGTAATTTCACCTGATTTGTTATATTCATTATCGTAATCGACTACAGAAGATTTTAAATATTTGGAAATAATCGTTTTAGAGTTCAACACGTCTTCGGAAGAACGGCTTGCGAACCATTCATATTTTTTTCTCTTGAGAATTTCATCGCTGGGAACATAGATACCATATAAATCATCATCAAAATTAATAAAAGATTCACCCATTAAATCATCGATAATTACGGGTTTTTTATTTTCATCTTTAATACCAATTTTACCACCATCAACAATATTCATTTGTTTATTTTTGCATAATTGATTGCATTGATTAGCGATATCACCTTTAAAATGAGTTTCTTCTGTAGAATGATGATTTTGATTACGTTTTTTTATGTAGTTTACTAATTTAGTAACAGTTTCATTATTCTTTTCAGCACCCATGAAATAAATATCGGGAATAAACAATTGGTTTGTATTATTCATCAATAAATCGCATGTTTTGTTATTTTTTTCAAGAATAAAACATTGTTCATTTGCGATATTTTCTTCATACAAAGGTTTTAAGTTTTTCACACAAATAAATGAATTAGGAATGTTCATACCACCATATTTTTGGATTAATTGGACCATGCCTAATTCTCTGAATTGAGAACGGGTGGGTTCAGGTAAAGTAGTAATATTAATATCCCAGGAAGGGAGTAATTTGCTAAACGAAGAGTCATCGATTAAACAAATATTAAAATCTTGTCCACAATGATTAATGATAGATTTAATAGTTAAGTGTAAATAAGGTTGATTTAAATCTGTCGAATTTCTATTTTGGAATTTTTTCCAATTACGAGAGTTTACTTCATATTTGGAATGAATCCATAATTTTGGACGATTATAACCATATAAAGGTGAATCGTTTAAAACATATTTTCGTATGGTTTCATAATCATCATTTTTATTTAATTGACCTTTTAATTTAGTAGCCATACTTGAAACTACAAAGATAATTCCAACGGTAATTATATAATGGCTAACTTTTTTAGGATTAAAAATCATTTTCGTATAGTATGCATTTAGATTTTATTTAATTATTTAATCGCATAAATAATCAAATTTAATTATTGTATATTTTAAAAACAATGTTATATTTTGATTCATTATATTTCATTTCTGTAGTATATTGAATTAAATTTTGTTTGCAAATTTGTCGAATAATATTGGTAAACGATTTATAGGTCATTTTTCGTAATATATAAAATCGTTTACTTAAATGATAATAATTCAAGGTGTCATCTACAAATTCTTTGTCTAAATTATAAAATAATAATTTCCGATAAGCATTATTATCAATTAAATAATATTCATCAGTTTTAAAACATATTTTATCTAATAATGTAAATAATAATTCATTTGGTACATTTTTTTTAAATATTTGATTCGTCATAAATATTTTAAGTTATATTTTCTAAATATTTTTTTTTGAATATTAATAAAGTATAAGGTTTATTAATATTCAGAATTTTTGTGATATGTTATCCTGTCGGTGTAATTGTTTATTCAGTATTTTCAGCGTCACGAGTTTCATCTGCAGATTGTGCGTCGGCAGCAGCTTGTGCGTCAGCAGAGGCCTTGGCTTCGGCAGCGGCCTTGGCTTCGGCAGCAGCTTGTGCGTCGGCAGCAGCCTGTGCGTCGGCAGCGGCCTTGGCTTCGGCAGCCGC